AGATACTGCTGTGACTCTTCCGTAAGCATCTAGGGTGATTGTGTCTATCTTTGTTCCATCATCTGTTGAACCATAAGTACCTGCACCTGCACCACCAGTAGCCATGTTAAGTGTAACTGTACCACTTGTACCACCACCTGTAAGGTTTGTACCTGCGGTAACACCTTGAATATCCCCTGTAGCACCTGTAGCAACTGCTGTTACACGCCCATAAGCATCAAGCGTAATTGAATCAATTTTTGTACCATCAGTAGTAGAACCATATGTTCCTGCACCTGCACCACCAGTAGCTAACCCTACAGTGTCAGCAGCTACAGATATACCTGTTCCTGCACCAACGTTAAGTGTTACGTTTCCAGTACCACCTCCAGTAAGACCACTTCCTGCTGTTATAGTTTGGTCATTTTTAGCATTAGATTCAATGCCATCTAACTTTGAACCGTCAGACGCTACATCTCTGCCATCTACAGTGCCTGATACGGCTACGTTGCCTGTTACAGAAATGCCTGTGTTGGTGGTGGCTAGTTTGCGTGAACCACTATAAAAAAGAACAACTTCATTATCTTTAACAGCACGAACCATATCGCCTGTTGTAGATTTTAATTCAATCTGAGTGCCATTACTTTCAAGTGTTAAGTTACCTGTACCACCATCATAAATTTTACTATCAGTACCATTATAATAAATCTGTAAGTTAGAACCTGCACCAAATACAGCCTTTACGTTATCACTAAAAGATAAATCACCTGATGTCTTGGTATCTGCTGCATCACTTCGTAAAAATGAAGCACTGCTTACACCATCAAGTGTATCAGCATCTAGACCTGAACCTGCACCATCTACAGTTTTAATCAGTGTAAGTATTTCACTAGCTGTTTGATCAGCCGTTGCACCACTTTCAATACCATCTAGCTTTGCTCCATCAACCGATAAATCTCTTCCATCTACTGTTTGTGTTCCTGAGAAAGTAATGTTACCAGTCAATCCACCACCAGTTAAAGGTAAGAAACCTGATCCTGCTGTAACACCTTGCTCCCAAGCTGATCCATTATAAACCTTTAGTGTTGATGAAGTAGTATTGTAAAATATATCACCAGTATCATTGTTAGAAGTTGGATCACTAGCACCAACTCTGTAAATGTCGTTAAAGTCATCTAATGAAGATTGAGCTGAAGCGGCTGAGTTTGCAGCTGAAGTAGCTGAAGAGGCAGCATTAGTAGCTGAGGTAGCTGCAGCTGTTGCTGAGTTAGATGCATTAGTAGCCTGAGTACTTGCAGTAGACGCTGAAGTAGCAGCGTTAGTTTCTGAAGTACTAGCATTGCTTTCACTAGTGGCAGCATTTGTTTCCGATGTAGCAGCATTGGTTTCTGATGTTGAAGCATTGCTTGCGGATGTAGCTGCATTAGATGCAGATGTAGAAGCTGCTGATGCTTGATTTGTTGCAGTCGTAGCACTTGTCGCTGCATTAGTCTCAGATGTGCTTGCATTAGTCGCACTAGTCGCTGCATTAGTTGCAGATGTACTAGCATTTGACTCCGAGGTAGCTGCATTAGTAGCAGAAGTGCTTGCTTCACTTGCTTTTGTTGTTGCTGTTGTTGCTGAACTCGAAGCAGACGTTGCCGAATTAGATGCATTAGTTTCTGAAGTTGCAGCGTTTGTCTCTGATGTAGCAGCGTTTGTCGCAGAAGTACTCGCCGCACTTGCTTTAGTTGTTGCCGTAGTTGCAGATGTAGCTGCATTTGATTCACTTGTAGAAGCGTTAGTAGCACTGGTTGCAGCTTCTGTAGCTTTCGTTGAAGCTGTTGTAGCTGATGCTGCTGCATTTGTTGCTGAAGTACTAGCATTAGTTGCTGATGTGGCAGCATTAGTTTCTGAGTTTGCTGCATTTGTTGCTGAAGTTGCAGCGTTAGTAGCTTGTGTAGATGCTGTACTTGCTGAAGTTGCAGCATTTGTTTCAGAAGTAGATGCATTGCTTTCAGAAGAGGCTGCATTTGTTGCTGAAGTACTTGCTTCACTAGCCTTGGTTGTTGCTGTGCTTGCACTTGTGGCTGCATTAGTTTCGCTTGTAGCTGCATTAGTTTCTGAAGTTGCAGCATTGGTTTCGCTAGTGGCTGCATTCGTAGCTGAGGTACTAGCCTCAGAAGCCTTAGTAGAGGCTGTAGATGCTGAGGATGCAGCTGCAGTGGCACTTGTAGAAGCGTTAGATGCCTGGGTTGAGGCTGTAGAGGCTGAGGATGCAGCATTGGTCTCTGCTGTCTCAGCTGCTGTCTGAGCAGTTTCAGCGTTTGTCTCAGCTGTTTCTGCAGCAGTTTGAGCTGCCTGTGATGATGTTAAAGAAGCTGCAGCGTCTGTCGCTGAACTATTTGAGTTATTTGCATATGTAGACGATAAACTCGCAGAGGAGGCTGCATTAGTCGCTGCAGTTTCAGCAGCTGTCTTAGCTGTCTCAGCATCCGTTATAAGTTGATCTACTGTGTTTTCTATAGTTACAGACGTGCCTGAACTTTTAAAGAATGATGATGATGACATGTTTTAACCTCTAGGATTGTGAGCTGCTTGAGTATGTGTCTTGGAAGTCTGAATAGGTGTAGGTTGGTTGTATTATTTGTGTACCACCATTTGTCTCTGCATCGTTTGCCTGTTCCTGGACTTCAAGAAGGAACTGGTTGAACTTAGCTTCAAATGCCTCTGCCCTAGTATCCAGGTAGTAGTCGGCAGCGTATGTAAGAGCTGAGTAAATAAGTAAGTCAGGTGCTACCTTTGCGAGGTTGTTCTCGTCGCTATCTGCAGTCATAGGTGCAAATTCGTTGTAGTAGTAAAGGGTTACACTACCTGAGCTTGGCTGTGGAAACAGGTATAGCTTCTCCTGTTGCCTGGTAAAGTGTGTTGGGTTACCTGAGTAGTTGTTGGCGTTTAACGACCTAAACTTAGACATTGGAACCCTGGTTAACTCAGTGTTCGAATGGTAAAGACTAATAATCTCAATAAAGTCATTAGGTATTGTTATGAAACTAGTTTGACTTGATATTGAGTAGGTTGTTAATGCCTCTTGCATGGGTGTTCTTAACTGTCTTTGAACACGAGCTATACCCTGGTCTATGAAGGTAGTTGTTAGAGCTGTGGTGATATCTGAACGGTTAAGGACGTTGTTAAAATGGGTCTTTAGATCACCATAGTTCATAGCTTATCCCTTCTTTGATTTCTTTTTAGTTGATTTTGGAAAACCTGCCTTCATGTTGCTGTAGGCTTTTTTGGATATAGTTGACTTTGACTTAGGCCTGGATGTACCTGCCTTCTTTCTGTTGTTTATGTTTTCATATAACGACATTCATAAACTCTTTTCAGTTGTTAAGAATGCATCTAAGTTTTCATTCTTAAGTTTGTTAACAATATCCTTAGCCGTTATGTTTTTATCTTTCATAACGTCAAAGCCTTCCCTCATCCATTTCTCAATCACAGCTACAGGTATGGATGCCACCTTCATCATGTCACCTGCTTTTTGAGAAGCTGAGGCGTCACGTTGCTGCTTTAAATTATCTAAATGCCACTGAGGTATTTCCTGAGTGTGATGCATGGCAGTCTCACCTGCCTGGGTAACAAAGTCACTGTTGATGTTGATTATGTTATTACCCTGTCTGTCTTTATCAAAATTCATTGTATCTCCTTAAGTTGAATGTATGAGGGCAAAAGTTAAGGAGAGCATGAAACATCTACCCTCATACAATTAGTTATTAGGACAAGCCTGTGATCATGTGGTCTGCACCAAAGTTCATATGCTTAAGACCGTATTCACCGACAACAGCATGTGTGTCACCGTCTGAGGTCTTTCCTAGTAGTGTTCTACTAAAAGGTCTTAATACAACTGATCTCCACATTGCAGGGTCAATTAAGAATGCATGTGTTGATAACTGGTGTCTGTTAAGCACAATCTTGTACTCACCAAATGGAGAAACATATAAGTCAACTACGTTTACTAATGTCTTAGTATTGTCGTTGAAGTTTCTGTATCTTCCTGAAGCAGCCGTAAAGTTTGAAACAATTAAGCTGTCAGCAGGTTTCACCATGAATACATTTGGCTCTGATCCTGCGTCATAAGCTTCCTGAGCTGCATCTAAGAATTTAGCTTCTGTTAATGCATCAGTTGCATTAGCACCTGCATCAGTTGAGTTAGTGATTAACTGAGTTGCAGAAGCCATTTCTCTAGCTGTAGAAGAGTCACCTGTTACTGCAGCGTTGTCTTGGCCAACGTATGCAAATTCTAAGTCCTTCTTAATCTCTTTAAGGACTTTACCTAACTGGTAACTTGTCTCCTTGGCTCTACCATACGTTTTGACAGCGTCGGCTGTGGCACTGACCTCGAATACCTTTGTAAGAATTTGAGTTGTACCACTTCTTAGGGTTGTAGGTGACTGAGTACCTGCTGAGAAGGCTGCACCTTCAACGGCTTTGTTATCAGCACCTGCTGCTAAGGTGTCTTCCATGTACTCAAAAGTACGGTTATGAACCTTCTCACTCTTAATTAGAGTAGTGAAGGGTGTATCAGTTGGAGTGATATTAGTGATACTTAATGTTCGCCTGAGGTCGTTAATCTCAGACCGATCTTTCGATCAGCTATATATTTCTATATAGATCAGACTATATCTTATCCCTATTAGGGTCTATGCACTTCCACTCACTTGAGTGTACTTCCTTTCGGAATAGTCGTTGCACCTTCCTGATAAATCAGGCTTGGCTCAGGATTGTCTACGTCTTTACGTTTAGAGTTTCCCTGAGTTCACATAGTTTATTTTGACAGATTACTCTGAAAGGACACTATCTAATTAATGTCCGAGACATCTTCAGCAATACCAACTTGGTTATAACTTCCAAATACTGCCATCTTTATTTCCTTTCATTAAATGATGGTTAACTATGAGGTTTCCCAACGCTTCATGATTACTTCGGAGATATCATCTAAGTCTGTACCTGCATTACCAAGTGCCTGAGTAGCCTCTCTTAGTTGAGTAGCTCTTCTTGACTTGTCATTAACAGGTGCCTTCTTTGATCTAAGGATTTTAGTAGATTTAGTATTCTTCTTTTTCACTGTAGCCACCTTCTTTCCCTGGTCATACAAACGAGCCTTATTAATAAGTTGGATCACTTTAGGATCGACATATTGATTAACTTCGTTTTCAGGTAGACCGATAGATATGGCATAGCCACGAATGTCGTTATAAAGTTGGTTGCTCCAGTTTGGAACTTCCTCTTGTAAAACCTTAACACACTCTTTTGCTGCAGCTTGTAGTTGAGTTTGTTGTTGGTTTTGTAAGTCTTTATAAAATACATTAGCTTCTTCAGTTAGAAACTTATACTCGTCTTCTACTTCCT